GCAAAAACCTACACATCGAACTCGGTGATAAATACGTCGTCACAGGGTCAACGCATGACCTCATCCTGAACGAGAAACGCATCATTAAGGATGGTAAGAACGCCGGTCAGGAAACGCTGGCTCGACTCGGCTACTACAGCAAGTTTGAGCACCTGGTGAAAGAACTTTGCCATCGTGAAATTCTGCAATCAGAAGCGCAGTCACTGCAAGAATTGCGCGACTACATCGTTGCTCTCGGCGAGAAGCTGAGTAAGGCGGTTGAGTCATGAAAGAACGCGGAATGATTTTTAACGGGGAGATGGTGCGGGCCATTCTCGACGGACGGAAGACGCAGACGCGGCGCCCGGTAAAGTTTCCGGTTTTAGATAAAAACCTTGGGTGCGAGCTGGCTGGCAATGAACTGGCCGGGGAGCTGTCGGCAGGCAACTATCTGAACAGCGCATTTGGTAAACCAGGCGACCGCATCTGGGTACGTGAGACGTGGGCGCGCTACAACATCGACCAGAACAGCCACGACATAGCGTACCGCGCCACAACTCCAGCAGACTGGCCAGAAGAAGGCCGCTGGCGTCCCAGCATCCACATGCCGCGCTGGGCCAGCCGCATTCTGCTGGAAATCACCGACGTGCGGGTTGAACGGCTGAACGCTATTAGCCAAGAAAATGCTCAAGCTGAAGGCATGGAGCTTACTGGGTGGCGGCCAACATACTCTGACCCGGATAGCGGCGGCGAGGTTATGACGCCATACGACAACTTTGCTGAGTTGTGGTCATCCATCTACGGCGACGAAAGCTGGAAGGCTAACCCCTGGGTTTGGGTTATCGAGTTCAAGCGCGTTGAAGGCGGTGCAGCATGAGCGCAGAACTCATCGATCAGGCCAACGAGCTGGCAGAGCGTCGGCTGGAAATGACCATCCAGAACATGCGCATCAACCATAACGCTGTTTCAGCTACTCACTGCCGCGACTGCGGGGAAGAGATACCCGATCGGCGCCGGGAACTGGTGGCGGGATGCCTGCGCTGCGCTGATTGTCAGGAAGAAGAGGAATTACGCGGTAAGCATCGGAGGTGATGGATGGAATCACATAGCCTTACTCTGGCCGAAGCCTGTGAGTTTCTGCAGATATCACGTCCTACGGCCACTAACTGGATACGATCAGGCAGGCTTATCGCAACCAGAAAAGACCCAAGCAAACCAAAGTCACCATACCTCACAACCAGACAGGCATGCATTGCGGCACTAAACTCGCCGCTGCATACTGTCGGAGTGAGCGCGGGTGATGCACACAAAGAGGATCGAAAATGTCCATCTTCCGCAGAGGTGAAATATGGTACGCCTCGTACTCGCTCCCGGGCGGGAAGCGAATTAAGGAATCTCTTGGGACAGCGGACAAGCGGCAAGCTCAGGAGTTGCACGATAAAAGAAAGGCCGAACTCTGGCGAGTAGACAGGCTCGGCGACTTTCCTGAGGTGACTTTTGAAGAAGCATGCCTCCGCTGGCTGGAAGAGAAAGCAGACAAGAAATCGCTCGATACCGATAAAGGCCGGATGGGATTCTGGCTTGAGCATTTCGAAGGGGTGACGCTAAAGGATATTACCGAGGCAAAGATTTATGCCGCGGTTAGCAGGATGCAGAACAGGAAGGCAAAGGAGATATGGCAGCAGAGGGTTGATGCTGCAAAAAGGAAGGGGAAGGAAGCGCCAGCATTTGAGGCCAAGCCCGTAACAACATCAACCAAGGCTAAGCACCTGGCGCTGATGAAAGCTATCCTGCGCGCAGCTGAGCGCGACTGGAAATGGCTGGAGAAAGCGCCAGTCATCAAGATACCGTCAGTGAGAAATAAGCGCGTTCGGTGGCTTGAGCATGAAGAGGCGAAAAGGCTGATTGATGAATGTCCGGAGCCGCTGAAGTCGGTCGTTAAGTTTGCGCTGGCGACCGGCCTCAGAAGGTCGAACATCATCAATCTGGAATGGCAGCAAATCGACATGCAGCGTCGGGTTGCCTGGGTTAACCCTGAGGACAGCAAATCAAACCGCGCTATTGGCGTAGCGCTTAATGATACTGCCTGTAAGGTTCTGCGCGATCAGATAGGGAACCATCATAAATGGGTGTTCGTCCATACGAAAGCATGGCATCGCCCGGATCGCTCATTAACCCCATCTGTAAGAAAGATGCGCGTTGATGACAATCGGGCGTGGAACTCGGCATGCAAACGAGCAGGAATTGAGGATTTCCGTTTCCATGACCTGAGACACACCTGGGCAAGCTGGTTAATTCAGTCTGGCGTTCCGCTTTCTGTGCTTCAGGAAATGGGTGGTTGGGAAAGCATCGAAATGGTCCGTCGATATGCTCACCTGGCACCTAACCATTTAACTGAGCACGCACGTCAAATTGACTCGATTTTTGCAGAAGATGTCCCAAATATGTCCCACAAGGAAAATTCAGTGGCTGGAGGAAGTTGATAAGTGATTGATTATTAATGGCACGCCCTACAGGATTCGAACCTGTGACCTACGGCTTAGAAGGGCGAAAATCATTGATTTCTTTCGATTACCATCAATTTCATTAAATTTCATTTCGTTGTTTTTAAAAGAGTTTATAGTGTTGAATGATTTCATCCAGTCTCTTATCATTTCACCACAACTTGACCCGTAACCTGACCTTAAAACTATGGCTAGCACTCTTTTAACAGACAGCAAAATCAGGGGCCTGAAGCCTAAAAATTCAGCCTATTATACCTGGCAAGCAGCCGCAACCCGCGGCACTGGCAGACTCGGTGTAAAGACTTACCCATCAGGAAGAAAAACATTCGTCTATCGGTATTTCGTCAGCGGAAAAGAGAAGTTTATCGGTCTGGGCGACTTCCCTACCCTTACCCTTTCCGATGCAACCGAGAAAGCCAGAACCGCTGCGGCCAGCATATCCGATCCAGCTAAGGCTCTGGTAGAACACGCATCACTTAAAAAGCTGTTTGATGATTATATTGCAGACCAAAAGGCCAGAGGCAAGCGATCTTACGACAAAACACAAAACCGAATTAATCAGGTTCTTGCAAGCCCGCATGTTACCCCAGAGATGCCAGCTAAAGATGTAACCCCGGACCATATCAAACGCATACTTTCAGAATTTATTGCGAGGGATGCGCGCGCCGGCGCAAACAAAGTACGTTCGAACCTGCATGCCATTTTTAACTTTGGCCTGTTTGCAGATAACGATCCTGCCAACATCGATAAGAAAATAGTTTATGGACTTGATCGCAACCCGGTGGCCGCGGTCCCATCGCAGCGCGGAGCAGATAAAGCCCTTGACCGATTTTTATCGTGGGATGAATTATCCACGCTGCTGGGCGTTCTTGCCCGTTCATCAGAAACAATCCCAATGCATCCCGATTTCGTTCAGCTATTGCTGTGTTGTTTGCACACAGCAGGGCAGCGCCCGTGGGAGCTCATGACAAACACAAAAGATAACTGGGATAAGAAAGAAAAAACGTTGACGGTGCCGCCGCACATATCGAAAACGGGTGATTATCATGTCATTCCGTTGAGTGATTCAGCGACGAAGATCCTGAAGGTGATGGAAGAACGCTATCCCAAATCGGGGTTTCTTTTCCCCGCGGATACAGCTGAAGGACATCTTCTTTCGGCTGAGTTCGGTAAGCAGGTAAGAAAATTTTGTGAGCGGGAGCCATTTAATAAATTCACGCCGAGGGATGTTCGTCGCACATTTAAAACGCTCGCCGGCGCGATGGGCGTGAGCACGGAAATGCGCGATAGGTTGCAGAATCATAAAAGAGCCGGCGTATCAGCTAAACACTATGATCGGTACGACTACATCCAGGAGAAGCGCGAAATAATATCGCAATGGGAAGAGAAGTTGCTCTCCCTCTGTTAGCTAAATATCCCGCCAGAAATTGCTGGCGGTTTACCGATTTATCATCAAACAGGCCTATCATCCTGCCTCATATCGTTGATCACGTACGATGCAACTCCGAGCACTTCAACCTCATCCATGGCATCTCCTTCATTAATTTCATCGAACGGGAAGATCAAGCGAGGATGCGGCTATCAATTTCCATGACAGCCGCTGTTTTTAATTACGGCGTGCAATAATGACGTGGAGCGAATCTATAATCAAAACAGCCATAATGCCCCATCCAATACCACATAAATGAGTCAATATCGCTACGGTCATCAGTTTAGTAAATAACAAGGGGGACCATTTCGATTTTTTAAAGAGAATCCGCATAAACACCTTCTGTCACCACGCCGGGAAAGAGGAAAGCAATGCGCCATACGGCGCATTAATGTCAAGGCTTGTAATATACCGGACGAACGCCCGAGTTAGCCTGGCCAGCGGATGTGCGCCCACGGTTAGCGAGTAGCGCATTGACG